GCGTGGCGTAGTTGTAGATGCCCTCCAGCCAGCTTCGGGGTGACACCGGGCCGGGCGCGGAGCCCGCCCATGCCATACCGTAGCTCATGATGGCGGCGGTGTCGCAGTAGGGATTGAGGTCGGCGTACACGCACCAGTTCTCGCCACCCACCGAGCCCTGCACGCCGGTCATACCGGGTAGGCAGATGTTGACGAGCTTTGCGCGGTTGTAGGTTTTAACTGTGTTGTAGATATCCCGGAACAGTTCATTCGCCGCCTGCCGGTTTTCGTACCCGCCGCCTTGCTCGAGGTCGATGTCGACCCCGGCGCACCACGGGTACTTCTGTATGATGCGGGTGAGTTCCGAGAGGAACTTGGTCTTTGCGCCGTTCGTATTATTCCGAAGGGCTGTGAAAATGGAGGCATAGCCGTGGTTCATCACAGTCAGCATCCACTTAATGTGGGACCACTTGTTGATGTAGGGCATCATATTGGCAATCGGGGTGCCGGTTTCGGTGATGGTCCCGGTGCTGTCCACCTCAAAAGTGAAAATACCCACCGTGTCGAGACGGTCGCCATATTTCTCAAATGCCTCGTACATCCGGGCATTCTGCATGAAGGCCCACACCATGCAGCGCTTGCCTTTTAGATAATTGCTCATGGCTTCGATTCTCCTTTCTGCATCTCCCGGAACTCAACGTACAGCCGGGCCGAGGTGCCTTGCTGCAGCTCCACCTTATACTTGGAATCGTAGGCCGCCGCGTATTGAAAAAAGCCCCACTTAGGCGTAGGGCTTCCATTGCGCAAGCAGTGCCGCCCCGAGGCGAGCAGGGCGAACTCGTCGCCCGCGTTGGCCACCGAGCGGAAGGTGGCCTTGTGGGAGCCCGTTTCGGTGGCGAGGTGGATACTTTCAACGGCCATACTGTCCAAGGGATATAAATAATAGTCGAGGCCGGTGCTGGTTTGTCCGGGGACATTGAGCAGGATGGTGGCCCCGTGCCGGATGATCCCGTTGCGCCATATGACCGGACCGTGGGGGTCTCGGAGCATGGTGGAGGTGTGCGGGGTGTAACCGGTAAGCCGGTCGCCTTCTTGAAGCTGCAGGTCGGTGAAATAGATGATGCCGGTGCAGTCGTGGACCGAGAGCCGGACGGTGATGCTCACCACGCGCCTCTCTTCCTCGCGCAGTTTGATGGGCTCCACGAACCGGATGAAATTATCTACCATGACCTCACCTACCCATCAAGTGTCCACTGGATTTCGCTCGCATGACCAACCCAGCCGGTGGCGATAGAACCCGCCTGAAACATTACATCGGTGAAATATACCATGCCGGTGCAGTCGATGACACAGAGTCGGATGGTAATGGCCCGCACGTTGCCATAGCCTTGCGGCGAGGCACTGCGGGCCACCTGCTGAAAATATGCCACAGGCGGCCTCCTTCCTTAATACAAATCAATAAACCTCGTTTCGGTGGTCCCGTCCTCAAATTCGAATACCACCTCAATACCAACCTGCCCATTGGGGCCTTTTTGAAGATCATCCGAGCCAATCTGCGCCGAAATGGTGTAGCTGCGGCGATTGGCGGGATAGATGGTCTGATACATGCTTTTGGTGCTGCCCGACACACCCACCGCCTTGAAGGAGGCATTGCCGCTCACGCCGCTGGACTCCAACTCAAAGCCGGAGTTGGTCCAATAGGCGAATCCGTTGTCAGCGCGGCTGTTGCGCAGCAGGTTAAACGGCACCATATCCTTGATTTCCTGCGACATGACATTGGACTGGTCGAGTTGGTCGGCAATGGCGCTGTTTGAAGAATCTCCCAACTCCCGCAGCTTGCTGGAGAGCTCCAGAACCGTTTTCCACGGCTCTTGCACGTTGTATTGTCTGCGGATGACGCGCGTATTGATGGTGAGGCCCAGATCGCGGTCATCCACCGTCACGATGTCGCCCAGTTCCCAATCCTCGTGCTCGTAGCCGGTGAGCACCGAGAGGTCCATAACCGACAGCACATAAGAAACACGAGGTTTGCCATATTCAGCCATGCGCATCCGGGTGAATTCCAACATCTGATAGGGATTGGTGAAGTTCGAGAGGTCAAGGGTGGACACCCGAATTTCACTGGTGAAGGAATAGTCCTCCACATAGGGCTTGCCGTCGTTGATGCTGGTGAAGTTGATGCCATCCTTGCCATAGGCGTATAGCCGAGTGATCAGGCTGCGGGTATCCACCACGCGCTTGATATTATTGAGGTTCTTTCGGTAGGCAAACAGCGCCCCGGACTCCTTGCCCGAGAACACATACAGATGCACCAGCCGGTTTTTATTGTCGAAAACGAGATCGCCGCCGTGGAGCGATTGCACCATGCGCAGGATGGCGAGGGAGTTCTTCTCTTCACAGGTCCATGAGCGTAGTGTGCTCACATTCACCTCGCCAACCTCCCAGCCCGTGCCTTCCAAGGCCCAGCGCATGGCCTCGTCGGCCAGGGTCGCATTAAATTCGCGCGGCTCCTTCTCCGCAGAGTAGGTCAGATCATAAAACACGGCCTCGGCATACACCGAAGTCACGATGCTGCCGTCCGATGCCTTTTCGTCGGTGATGGTGCGGATGCGGTAAACCTCATCGCCCACCTGCACCATTTTCTCGTTTTCCAGTGACAGCCGCTTTCCATCCTCAAAGGGCAACTTGAAGTCCAGTGTGTCGGAACCGTTGACCTCGCTGGTGACGATGATGTCGTAGGCGCGCTCCAATACCGCATCCCACTGGCCGTCCGGGGTCATCACCATGGGACGCTCGAAGCCGAGCTTCTTGCGATGCGGCGGGGGCGGGATATCGTGTAGCTGAATATCTACCAGCCGAGGCGTGAGGTCGAAATCGCTGGTGGTAAAGGTGACCCGAAAGCGGATGTAGGTGCCGGGCGGTGACATAAGAGCGCCTTCGTTACCCGTAGCGGCCCATTCCGACCATTCCTCGAAGTCGTAGGAGGTAGAGGTTTCCACCAGCGAAATGGCGGTCACACCCGGTGTGTATTCTGAGGTAACGGCCACCCGGCCTTCGCCCTCCAAGGCATACTCCGAGGCAATGGTCAGCAGCTCGCCGGATTCCGGATAGGTACCGGAGCGCCGCAGCACCACCTTGCCGGGCTGGGAGATCGCGTCCACGTTCGCGGAAGTATCGCCGCCGTTGGCCATGAGGGACTGTTTGAAGTACCGCGCCAGATCATCGACGGTAAGCTTGCTTTCCGTTTCGAAGAACCAGTCGTCGAAGCCGCCCGCATACCAGTAGGTAGTGGTATGACGGCCTATTTCAATATCGGCCACACAATTGGGATTAAGAGTGCCAGTGATGGCGCGCAGCGGACCGAACCACAGCTCGCCGGTGCTCCGATCACCAATGACATACTGCGTGGTGTTCGCCACAAGATCGATGATGTTGCCCATGAAATACCAACCATTGTTTTTGAAAGTGATGGTCGGCGTTTCGGACTGGTCACAAATCAACCCCCCGGTGCTGTTGTACAGCATCATGCGCGGGCGGCCTGAAATAAGGGAAATATACAAAAGCGGCTGGCCAGGGCCAGCGCGCGTATTGAAAATCGGGCAGTAGGTGTTACCCACCGAGTAGGTGGTCGGGTTGATCCAGCCGCCCACAGCGATCCGGTCGCCCAGGTTGGAGAAGAAGGAGCCGTCATTCTTGGCGTATAGGTAGGTCTGCTCGGTGGTAGGGTTATTGGTGTTGATGCGGATATACCGGCCATGCCGCCCGTTCACAAGCGCAGCGGTGGTGCCGGACCACTTTTTCACCTCGAAATGGCGGCTTCTTCCGGACGAATCCAGCACATAGTTCACACCGTCTGCCACCGTAGGCGTCGCCTCATTAAAGCGCCACATGGCACTCGTTTGTGGGGTCATCGGAAATTCGCCGGTGAACTGCTCCTGTTTGTTTAAAGTCAGCATAACTGCCATGAAATCACCTCCATCGGCTGTGCGCCTCTATATTTAAATCCACGAAGGTGGCGTTCTCGACAGTCACCTTTACGGTGTTGGTTCCTTTGTATAGGGCAGGGAAATTTAGCTCTTTCAAGCAGGGCAGCCCATTGCGCAGGGTTTCGCCTTCTTCGTTCACCACCTTGGCGGTCACAAGACCGGAGTCTATGACCAGCGTCTCGCCGTCTGCCAGCGGGCCGACCACCTGCAGCTCTTCATCATTGGTGGTAAGGAAGATTTTTGTGCCGGTGAGGATCACACCCCGCAGACAATATACCGGCTCCGAGACAGTGTTGCCCTTTTCACGCTGGAGCGAATGCGTTCCCGTTGTGGCGATGGTATAGGTTTCGTCGGTCAGCGCATAGGCGTGTGGGTCCGGACAAACAAAACGAAGGTCAAAGGAACCGGCAGAACGGATGAGCCGCTCGCAGTCCACTGCCTCATACAGCCGGGCGGAGAAGCACCTGTCCGGCACATCATCCAATATGAGCCGCTGGGTGCCGAAGTCCGGGTTGAGCCAGTCGGCCATCTCGTCCAGCACCCGCACGAGTTCTGCAAAACTGCGCTGGGGGTAAATATTGCAATGTACCGTGATGATTTTTTCGGCGCTGTCGGTGCCAAAGTCCGCGACGCCCGGTCTGCCCGGAACCGTTACAAACGAGTTGCGAAGAGACGGCACCGCCTGCCAGTTCGACAGGCGCGCCTTCACCCGCATGCTCTGGGAAGAGATGCCGTTGTAGATGAAGCCCATGCCGTCACCTCCTTATGCCGGGCTGAACCGGCCTTGTGCGCGGGAGCCGGTTTCCATCAGGTTGTAGAGTTCCTGCGAGACGCGCCGGATATCGTCCTCAGTGCGCACAATCATTTGCTGCACGACCACCAACGGACCGCTTGTAGCCGCCCAACCGCCAGCGCCACCGGCAACATTGCTATGGATATTGAGCCCTGCGTCTACATCGAAGTCCGTGGGAATGGCGTTTTGCATATCCTCACCGACATGCTCCATGGCTTTCTCGAAGCCTACACCAATGCCTTCGCCCAGATTGCCGCCGATTTCAGCAAAAAGCGTGGACGGGCTCTTGATACCGAAAAAGTTCTTGATCCGGTCGACCACTCCGCCAAAGAAGCCGGAGATCTTGTTCCACAACCACGCACCCGCATCTGAGATACCTTGCCACAATCCCTTGATGAGATTGCCGCCGACCTCCACGATCTTGCCCGCCGAATCCATGAAACCCTTAACCAGCGCCGCGATAATCTGCGGCACGGCCTTGACCACTTCGACGATGATTTTAGGAAGGTTGGTGATGAGCGACACGAGGAGCTGAACACCGGCCATGATGATTTTGTCGATGTTCCCGAGGATGGCCGTCACCAGCCCATTGATGATAATTGGGATGGCCGCCACGATTTGGGTGACGATCTGGGGCAAAGCCTGAATCAGCGAAATCAGCAGGTCGATTCCCGCCTGAATGATCATCGGGATAGACTGGATGATGGCGGTCACCAGCGAAGAAATAATCTGGGGAATGACCGCGATGATTTGGGCGATGATCTCAGGCAGTGCAGTCACCAGTGACACAAAAAGCTGAATCCCGGCATCGATGATCTGGGGAATGGCGCTGATAATGAAGTCCAGTATTGACTGAATCAGCGCCGGGAGCGCCGCAATCAGCTCGGGAAGTGCGGCCAACAGACCCTGCGCCAAGCCGAGTATAAGCTGAAGCGCCGCGTCAAGCAGCATGGGTAGGCTGTCGACTAAGCCCTGCACAATGGTCATCACTGCGCTTACGGCGGCAGGAATAAGCTGTGGAAGCGCCGCTCCGATACCGTTGACGAGCGCCGTAATGAGCTGAATGGCGGCAGCAATGAGCAGCGGGAGATTCGCAATGAGCGCCCCCACAATGGTCATCACCGCATCGACCGCCGCTGGGATGAGCTTCGGCAGTAACGACAAAATCGTGTTCAGCATCTGCGTGAAGATGTTGATAACCGTCTCCAGCAGCATGGGAAGCAGGTCGCCAACCGCTTGTAAAATTGCATCCATCGCAGGCGGTAGTGCGGCCACGATGTTTTCAAGGACCGGTACGATATTTTTCACGACCGCTTGGAACGCATCGACCATATTTCCGGTCAACTTGGTCATATCTGCATCCGCATTGCCAAGTCCCGCAATAAAAGATTGCGATGCGGCTGTAAGTAAACCAAGCGAGCCAGTGATGGTTTCTGTGGATTCTCTTGCAAAGTTACCCGCATACTGCTCAGTGTTCTCAAAAAACATCTGCATGGCGACTTCGGCTTTTTCTGCATTAGAAGCAGAAGCCCAAGTGAAATCCAGTCCCTTGGATAGTGCGTAGGCTTCGATGGTGGTGGCGTTCATGGCGACGCCCAAGTTGTCCATCATCGTAAAGTTTCCCTTGGCGGCCCCGGCGACGGAATCGAGCGCCATCTGCATGTCGATTCCCATGACGGAAGCCATATCCGCCGCACGCTGCATCGCTTTTTCGGTCAGATCAGCGGATTTCTGAACATCCAGCCCTGATCCTTGAAACAACGCGCCCATCTTGTTGGCAGTCGCCAAATACTGCGACTGCGACACGCCCATGTTTTTATAGGCATCTTCGCCTATTTTTTGCATGTGATCGGCATATTCCTGAAAGACAGCCTCTGACCCGCCGAGGTTTTGTTCGAGTTCGCCAAACTGCTGAACGACCTCTTTACCGAGCTTGATGGCGGCAGCTCCGGCAGCGACCGCGACCGCACCCATAGCCGCGCCAATGCCCTTTAGGACACCGCCGAGCTTTTCGAATTTGCCTCCCGACTTTTCCGCTTCGTCACCAGTTTCCTTGAGCTCATCTCCAAGGTCGTCCGCTTCTTCTGCGGTTTCATCCAGCTCCCGCTCCATATCGTTGAGCTCGGCCTTTGCGTTATTGAGCTGGATGGCCCAATTCTGAGTGCGTTTATCGTTTTCGCCAAAGGACTCGGAGGCATTCTTAAGCGCGGCTTCGAGGGTGGAGATTTTGTCCTTTTGCGCATCGATGGCTTTATTCAGGACTTCATTGCGCGCAGTTACTGCTTGAACGCTCTTGTCGTTTTTATCAAATTCAGAGGATACAAGCTTCATCTCACTGCCCAGAACTTTGAAGGACTGGTTGATGTCGCGCAATGCATCCTTAAACTCGCGCTCGCCCTCAATGCCGATTTTCAGCCCAAAGTTATCCGACAAGCTTCACCGCCTCCTTTCGCTGCAAAATGAAAGCAGCGAAAGGGAGCAGCGCGGCGATGCCGGAAGCTGTTCTCAACCGCCGCGTCAAATCCCGTCCGGGATTATCTCGTCGATGAACAGCTCCCTCTTTGGTTTTGCAATACCGAGGAACTGTTTGTGGCATTCCAAAAGGTCCAAGAGATACCCGATGGGCATGAGCCACGTTTCTTCTTCCGTGCGCCGAAGCTGCACGGTGCCGTAATAAATCAGTCGGGTAAACAACACTTCATCGCTTACCCGACCTGCGCGTTTTTTGGGTCCGCCTCGCTCTCAATGTGGCGGCTGGTGCCACGCTGCATGGAAGCCATGATCGCATTTTTGTACAGCGCCAACTCCAGAGGAGAGGTCAGAAGTTCGACCTCCTCCTCGGTGAGCAGGGGTTTTGGCGCGTCCTTGTGCTTGATGTTGTGAATCATGATGGGTTGGTTGGCCAACAAAGTAATGAGCCATACGATCTCATCCAAAGCCATCTCGAAATTCTCGGATTTCATCAGCTTATCACCCAAGTTTTCCAACCCACCGTAGCGTTTGCCGATTTCTTTGGTAGCGCGAGTAGTGAGCATTAACTCGAACTCCTCGCCCCCGATGTCGATAATGGCGCTGCGCTCATTCAGGCCAGCCGCAATCTCTTGCACAGCAGCCCCGGCTGTGGGTGTACCTCCCGCCGTTTCCGCAGCGGCAGTATTCAATACCTTATCTTCCATGGGTCATTAACCTCCCTCGTTTGCGAACGACGGCTCGTACACCTCGTCGTACCAGCCGGAAATAGTAGAGGCAGCAACGCCGGAATCATCGGCATTGACCTCTGCTTTCCATGGATGGTTGCCGTTGCCGTCCAGCTTGTTGCGCCGCGACACCGTCCCCTCAATGGTCGGAGTGGAAAAGGTGATGGAATCACCCTTGGTGGCAAGGTTGGTGCTTGGCACGCCAAACTTGACTTTGTACAGCCAAAAATAGCGGTACTTGCCATTGGCTTTCTTCGCCCGGAAGCCGATGGCGACAGGGTTGCCACCGTCCTCGCTGGAAGATACCAGCACGCCGTTGTCATCGGTGGTGGCCCCGGTGAGTTCCTCGGCGGCGGCACGGCCAATGTCATCCACACCCAGCGAAAGGGTGCCGTTCTTAAATTCCTTGATAATCACCGCTGCGCCATCGTCGGCGTACAGGGTGGCCTCGGCCAATTCCACCGAAAGCTCGGCAGAGATGGCCTTGGCAAGCATGACCGGGGTGCCATAGGTTTCATCCCCGGTGATTTCGGCTTCGGTAATCGGCGCGTAATACAACCGGTCAAGACCGATAGTTGCCATAGGTCAGTCCTCCTTCAGTTCATAGAGTTTTGCGGCATCAATGCCGTAGTGGTGGTAGCCGGTATCATCCTCATGGCCGATATAACGCCGGTCGGTGATCTCGAACTCCTCGGCCAGCAGCGCCTTGACGATGGCGTTTTTTTGTTGCTGGTAGTTATTTTTGGAATACAGGGAAATGCGGGCCTCCTGTGTCTCAAAGTAAGGCCGGTTATCCGCAAAGCCGTCGAAAACATCGGCCATCGGAGTGATGACTGCGTACTCATCCGGGGCTTTGCTCTTAAAAACACCCGTCTCGACAGGAATGCCGAGACGGGTGATTAGTGTATTTAATTCGCGCAGTATACTCATAACTTCCCAATCTCCTCGTCCAATTTCTGCTTCATCGCCTCGATTGCGGGCTTGCGGGAAGAAGTCCGCGCCGGTTTCAAAAACGGCTTAGGCGGCTGCCCGTGTTTGCCGTGCTCGATGACGTTGGCGATCATAGCGTTGGTGATGGTGTAGTAGCTGCGCTTGCCCTTGGCGGCGTACTGGCGGCGGCGCGGCTCGTTAAAGCCGATTTTCACATTATGAACGCCCTTGTTATCCACCTTGACGGGGGTGACGCCCAGCGATGCTTCCAGTTCACCCGTGCTCTCGGAGGGGTATTTGGTGCTGCCGCCAATGACGGAGCTGAGGTTGCTTCGCACTTTGGAAAGCACCACCTCGGAACCCGCTTCCAGACAGGACTCGACAATTTCGTCCGTCTTATCACCCAGCTTGGAGAGTTTGAGCAGGAAATCCTCCGGCATTTTTACCTCAACCTTCGCCATGCCAAATCACCTCACAGTCGGTTCTTCTTTTTCGGCCAGCACCTCAATGTACATGCCGCGCCCCTTTACATCCTCCACGCTATGAATGCGATATCGCCCATCCGCGCAGGCGATGATAAGGGAGGAGGTCACGTCGAGTCCAGGCATCTTGCGGAAACGGAACAACGCGGTGGCCGTGGTAAAGGCCGCCCGGTTCGCCCATCGTTCGTTGCCATGCCGATCCTCCTTGTAGGCGCGCAAGCTGGCGAGGACGGTATCGCCGGAATTCACAAAACCCTCGTCGTCTTTGAGCTGCTCGGTGGAGATGAGCTCAATAAACGTGTTCATTTTGCCAAAGCTCACTTCTCACACCTTCCAATCCCGATCCAGCCGCAAAAGCATGTTGACCGTATTCCAAACCTGCTGCCCGGCCTGTACGTTATCGGCAAAGAAGCCGCCCGTGCTGCCGTCCCGACTTTCGTAAAAGTGGGACGACAGCATAATGACGGCCTGCTCGGTGGTGGGTGGCATGGCATCCTTGTATGCGCCTTCCGGCTTGTGCTGGTAGCTCTCCGCATAGGAAACAGCGGCGCGGATGAATCCCTTAATCAGTTCATCATCCGCGTCGTGCTCTAATATGAGGTTTGCTTTGACCTTTGGGAGTAAATCCATCATGCCGCCGCACCCCCTTTGTTACGCAGATTTCTGCTGCAGCACCTTCACGGCCTCGGGGAGCGTCAGGCGGCCATCCACGCGCTGGGTGGCGAGGAAGCCGACCTGCCCGGTTTCGGCGTACAGCTCGTTGAGTCTACGGAAGATCCGCCCCTGCCGGTCGGCAATCCAGTAGTAGCTGAAATCGCCAAACATGACGGTCTTGGCATTGGCGGCCATTTCCGGCATGTACGCCGAAGTCAACAACGGGCGGCCAAGAATGGTATCCGGGGTGGCCTCCTTGATGGAGGGCTGCCACAGGTACTGACCGTTGGCGTCCTTCAGCTTGCGGATGGCCTTGACGGTCAGGTCGTGCATCATAAAGATCGCTTTATTGCGGTAGGGTGCGCGCAGGCTGTAGAACAGGTCGAGCATCTCATCCAGCTTGATGTCGGAGGCAGCCGCTGTCGTCACGCCCAGCTCTGCGCCGCCAGCCGCCGCCAGCAGGCCGATGGGCTTGCCGGTACCGTCGCCGGTGATGAAAGCCTCTTCCTCCTTGGTGCCGATGCGCTTGGCAAAGGCGCGGGAGATATAGGACTCCATGTTGAAGGCGCTGTCGTTCAAGAGCTCCTCGGAAACCTTGATGAGCGTGGCCAGCTTGTGTGCCCCGATGGTGATCTGGCCGAAGGTGTCGTCGCTGGAAGGGATGGTGCCCTCTTCCTCGACCCACGAGGCTTCGCCGCGCGCGGATACCAGCGGGATCTTGCGGTCGCCGCTGGAAGTGGTGATAAGGGTGGCGTACTTGCGGAAGATGTCCTCTTCCTGCAGGGCTTCCACGAGGGTGCGCTCGAACTCGTCGGGAACGAGGTAACCGCCCTCGGGATCGCTGCCGATCTTGAGGTCGTTGCGAACCTCGGAGGTGATGATGCCGCGCATGTTATTCCAGAAAGCAGCCTTATACGCAGCGGAAGCCCTGCCGGTTTTTTCATCGGCGGGCTTCTCAGGCTTGGTTAGGATGGCGCTCGAGGTGGGCCTGCCGAGCTCCATGTCGATGACGGCTTGCCGCTCAAGGCGGTCGATTTCCTTGCCCAGAGAGACAACATCGGCCTCCATATTGTCGTAGGTGGCGGTATCTTCTGCGGAAAGCAGGCCATTGTCGCCACGCTTGGTGTCGAGGAAAGCCTTGGTAGCCTCCCATGCCTTGGCGCGCTTCTCGCGCATCTCCAGAATCTTGCTCATAGTAAAATCCTCCTTCAAATTAGTGGGAAATTAAAGAGAGCCGCTTGTACAGCGACTCTATCGGGGTGCTGGTAGGCTGTTCGATTGTTTCCGGCGTGGCAGCCGGGGTGGGTGTACCTCGCTCGGCTTCTGTCGGGTCTGGCGTGGGGGGGTCCGTTTTCGCAACGGACGCTGCGGCCTTGGGAAACTTACTCAGGAGTGAATTCGTGACCGCCATGCGGGAAAAAATAAGAGCCTCCACCGGATTGTCCGGTACAGGCTCCTCATTTTCCGCGTATAGGATGCCATCAGCGAATCCCAGCTCGACAGCCTTGTGCGCGTTCATCCACGTTTCAGCATCCATCAGCCGGGCCAGCTTGAGACGGGGTAGGCCGGTTTTGAGCTCGTAGGCGTTGATGATGGATTCTTTGACCTCATCAAGCAGTTCCTTGGCCCGCACCATCTCCACGGAATCACCGATGGCGATGGTAGCTGGGTTGTGGATCATCATCATGGACACCGGCGACATATGAACCTCGCCGCCTGCCATGGCGATAACCGAAGCGGCGCTGGCGGCAATCCCATCGATCTTGACGGTGACCTGCCCTTTGTACTCCATGAGCATGTTGTAGATTTGGGCGGCGGCGAACACATCGCCACCCGGCGAGTTGATCCAAACGGTGATGTCACCGGAGCCGGACAGAAGCTCGTCTTTGAACATCTGGGGAGTGACTTCGTCGCCCCACCATGTCTCCTCGGCAATCGGGCCGTTCAGATAGAGAGTGCGCTCATTGTCGGGGTTGCGCACCCAGTTCCAAAATTTCCTCATAGGGCTTCCTCCGTTCATTTTTTCTTGGTGGCAAACGCCCCGGCGTCGGCCAGCTTCGTCATATTGCCGTTGACGAGATACAGGTCGCCTCCTTCCTCTGCCGGAATCCGATTCATATTCTCCATCTCGCGGATGTCGTTTGCGGACATCCAGCCATTCTGCCGGGCGAGCGCGTAGCCGCTCATGCGCTTGGCATAATCGCCACGCAAAAGGCCGTCCACATTGAACTTCACAAAAAGTGAGTTCTTCTCGGATGGCAAGATTAGAGACTTTTGAAGGGCCTGTTCCCATCTGATAACCCACGGGTCCAGCGTGTATTTAACAAATTCCAAGCTCTGCTGTTCGATGTTGGAAAAGCTGGAACGCTCGAGGTCGCCCACCATGTGGGGCGGCACGCGGAAAATGCGTGCAATTTCGTTTATCTGAAATTTGCGGGTTTCCAAGAACTGCGCCTGCTCCGGGGGGATGCCGATGCTTTTATACGACATGCCCTCCTCGAGCACGGCCACTTTATGGGCCTTTCCGCCCCCTTGATAGGCGCTGTTCCACGAATCCTTGACCTTCTGCGGGTCCTTGATCACGCCGGGGTGCTCCAGCACCCCGCCGGGGTTGGCACCATTGGCGAAGAAGGTCGCGCCGTACTCCTCGGTGGCCAGCGCCATGCCGATGGCGTTCTTTGCCATGGCAATCGGGCTATAGCCTACAAGCCCGTCATAACCAAGGCCGGGGATGTGCAGCACATCGTCCGGCCCGAGGGTGAGTGTGGTGTCATTTTTATATTGTGGATCGCCGGTGTTCAGCCGGTAGGTATACACCAGTGCCCCCGATGGAGCCCGGTCGACCTCCATGCGGTTGGGCAGCAGTGGATACATCGCCAGCACGCGGCCCCGGCCATCGCGTATGATCTGCGCGTAGGCGTTGCCCCAGATCAGAAGGTGGCTCATCAGGGTTTCCCGGAACACGAACGAAGTCATCTCCGGGTTGGGGTTATCGTGCAAGACGGGGTAGAGGTAATGTTGTGTCTGCATTTCCTTACCGCCGTTGTCGACGTATTTATAGACATGCAGCGGTAGCGAGGCGAGGGTCTCGGACAAGACGCGCACGCAGGCGTACACCGCTGAGGTCTGCATGGCTGTTCGCTCATTGACCGGTTTACCTGAGTTACTGCTGCCAAAGAAAAAGGCGCTGGACGAGCCGCGCCAATTCTCCGGTTTATCCCGCGACCGAAACAGCCGGGAAAAAATACTCATAATATCAAAAGCCCCCTTTCGCTATAGACGCTGCCGCCATCGCCGCCACCAAGATTCCGGATCGCCCGATCCAAGGCCATGATGGTCGCCACAGCCCCGTCTATTTTTTCAGTGGACTTCTCCTTGTCGGGCTTGATATTGCCCGCAGGGTCCGTCCGCACGAAGATGTTGTCCACCATCCAGCGCAACACCGGATGACCGCCGTGGGCGAGCTTTTCCTCCAAGGTCAGGCGCATGAACTCCTTGGTCGGCGGGCTCATATCTTTAAAACCCTGACCAAAAGGCACGACAGTAAAGCCCAAACCCTCAAGGTTTTGGACCATCTGTACCGCACCCCAGCGGTCAAACGCGATCTCGCGGATGTGGTATTTGGCACCGAGCTCGTCGATGAATTCCTCAATAAAACCGTAATGGACTACAGTGCCTTCGGTGGTATATATATAGCCCTGCTTCGCCCAAGTATCGTAAGGCACATGGTCACGCCGGACGCGCAGGCTGATGTTATCCTCCGGTATCCAAAAGAAGGGTAGAATTTGAAATTTATCATCCTCATCCAGCGGCGGGAACACCAACACGAATGCCGTGATGTCGGTGGTGCTAGAAAGGTCAAGCCCTCCGTAGCAGGTGCGTCCGCGTAAACTCTCCGGGTCCACCGGGAAGGCGCAGGCATCCCATTTGGCCATCGGCATCCACCGGACGCTCTGTTTGACCCACTGGTTGAGGCGGAGCTGCCGGAATAGGTTTTCTTCAGCCGGATTTTGTTTGGCATTTTCGCAGGCTGCCCGGAGC